AATTCACACCACAATATTATGTTGAAGATAGTATGTGGATTTGAAACCGAAAATTTCTTTTCTTGTTTATTAAGATTAACCTTATGTAATGAATTAAAATATAAATATCCTTCATTATCTTGAAAATTAATCTTTGTAGAAACATCAATAAATTCATCAGGATTAACCATATTAAATCCTTTTTCTTTAAATGCTTGAATTGCAGATTCTTTATCCCATTTAGTTCCACTTACATGCGCCATAAATTCCCCCTTACCTTTGTATAAACACAAAAATAAGGAGCCGGAAGGTTGTTATCCTTCAAATTCTCCTTAAAATCTTAAATATTTAAAATTTAAAACATTATTCTTTCTTTAAATATTTTTCAAACAACTGAGTTCTTTCATCGTAAGATTCTTCAATCTTCTTGCTAAAATCCAACTTAACTTTATCATTTTTATTTTTATCTTTTGGTTTTGCTGAGAAATTAGCACTCTGAATACCAAGAATCACATAGCACTCTTTTTGAAGATCATCTAATTCAAATTCTGATGCAATTTCTTTTAGTTTTTCATATTCTTCTATACCTGCAAGTTTTTCATCAAACTGAGAGAATAAAGATTCTTCTGCTTGTTTGCGCTGTTCGGTAAGGGTAGTTTGTTCAAACTGCTGAAGTCTTTCTACCTCTGAATTTTCAGTAGAATAATTATTTTTATATTCTTCAAATTCATCTTTTAATTTTTGATATTCGGAATTAAGATTATCAAACTTTATTTGAAGTTCATTTAATTCATTTACCTTAACTTCATATAATTCTTGATAATTTATTTCTTCTATAGTTTCTTCTTCAATATCTTCAAACACTTCGTCTACCTTAACTTCTGTTTCTTTCACATCTGCAACCTCCTTTTCAGAAGTGTTATTGTTTAAATATTTCTCTAATGCTTCAATCATTTCTGTATATTGTGTTTTAAAATCTTTCGATTCAAAACCTTCTATCCTTGCTAAATTGAAAGCAGGAATTATATCTTTTCCCAATATACATAAAGCAGAATACTCAAAATCATCAATTTCATAAATATCATCTTCACCATAATGCCCTGACAATATATTTATTTCCATTGATTGATTATTTTTTTCTCCTTCAAATAAAACATTTAATTCAGGATATCTATCAATCCATACATACCCATCACATACTACATATTCAATACTCTCACCATTTGGTTTTGTAGTGTTTTCAAATCTTCCTGAATTTTCTATTACTACACCATATGGACGAGTAGTGTCAATCCACTTGACACCTTCATCAGATAATTCAATTTTCCCACCATGACTTCCAAAGTCATTATTTTCCTCTTTGAATTCTGCCACAATAGGTAAGTAATTTAAATTATTCATTTTAGAAGATAATAATTCTTTGCTAAATTTTGTATAATTTGCAACTTGATCATAAGTGTTAACTAGTATTCTAACTTTTGCAAATCCTTCATTGACATTATTATCATATCTAATAACTTCTGCATTAAGAGTAAATTTATTTTTATCCAATAATCTGCCTCCTTTCCTTAGTAATTCATTTTATTTGTTAAGATAAACTTATCTTTATTAAATGCGAAGTTAAGTTTATCATTATTTAAAAAAACATAGGTTATTTTATTACCTATGGTTTCTTCTTTAAAAAATTTATATCCTTTTTTTAGTAGGTCTTGTTTATCTTCAGATGTGAAACAATAAATAAAATTCACAAATTGGATACCTCCTTTTGTTCTAGTTTATTTAGATAATTTTCTAATATTTCTTCAATCTTATCAAAATCCCAATACCAAATTTCAAGAAAATTTATATTATATTTCTGTGCATATTCACGTTTACGTTTATCGTGTTCTTGTTGTTTTTGAAATTTAGATTTCATATATTTAGTTCCATTGCCACCATTATTATCATGAAATTCACCTTGATATTCTATGAGAAGATTATATTTATAATGTGGTATATAAAAATCATAAGAAAGATTTCCACCTTTAATACCAACTAATCCTTCAAATTCCTTTTGAGGAATATAGTATAAATTGTTTATTTTACTAAAATAATCTAATTTATCATAATCTATTTGACTAATATTAATAAAACCATTGTTATTAAAAATATCAGAAATTTTATCTTCACCTTTAGAATATTGACATTCGGGGCAACGAAAATTACATTTGGTTGCATTGTTAATTGATCTTTGGTAATCCTTATGTTTATTTTCTGGACATTTCCAATAAACTAATTTCCCACTACCATATGAATAATCAAATGGTGATTTTTTATTTTTATTAGACCAAAATTTTAAAGATTCAGGGTAAATAACTCCCAATGAATCTAATCTATGAACTTTTTTATTAACACAATAAGAACATCTTTTGCCATTTGTAAAATGAGAGCAAGAAATTTCATAACTACCATGATAATCTTTTTCTTGACATTTAATCCATACTTTAGGATAATTACTTCTTTTAGGTATTTCCCAAGGATCAACTGTATTTTTATCCCAATCCCAATATTTATCTAAAAAATCTGATCCAAGATTGTCTATACCCCATTGGGCAAAAGATTTTCCTTTTTTTAATTTTGTTATTCTAGTATTTTCTAATCCAAATATTCTTATAGCACATTTTCTACAATAATATTTTCCATCATCTCGCACACATTTTAAGTAATTTCTCCAAGTCATAAGTTTTAAATATGGATTTTCACAATCTTTACCGTCACATTTTACTTTTACTAAAGCATGGCTTCCATTATTTAAATCTTCAACTTTAACTTTAAATAAATCATTAATATTAGTAAAAATATAACCCTTATTTATATAATATGTTTTTATTCTATTAGTCCATCTTAATTCTGCTTCTTTGCTTAATAACATATAGTCAATCCTTCCAAATCAATTTATTTAAAATTAAAAAGACTGGTCTTTAAACCAATCCTTGTTTTCTTTTTGTTAGATAGTCTAATAAATTATCCGTTCTTAAAAACACCCAACAATATTTATTTGTATTTTCATTAAATGTTCTCGTTATATACCTTTCACCAATTTCCAATAATTCCTTTTTAAGTTTATTACTATAGCAATAAAAAGGTTTCAAATTAAACACCTTCTTAAAATTAAATATTTAATTATGCTCTACTATTAGGATTATTATCATCACGATCTTTTGTGATTTGACCTTCTGGACTTATTTCATCTTCATTTACACCAGGATTTCCACCTTTATTGTTAAGATTTGTTTGAAAACTACTACTAAGTGGCTTCCACTTGTTAACCAAATCTAAAACTGAATTTTCAAGGAATTCCATATGTAAGGCAGAACTTGGAGATTGGCCTAATGCAGCATTATATTTAAGTTTAATTGGCAATCCCAAACTAGCAGATTCTTTAAGATTTTTAAGATAATCATCTTGACTATATCTTGTAATATCAAGAAATTGAACTCTAAATTTAATTATCTTGTTCATATCTTTTAATTTTTTATTAATCCATCTTTCAAATTGTCGTAACACTTTAAATGCAACACTTTCATCTACTAAAATAGATTTAGTAATGGCAGCACCCGTCCCTGTACTATTAAATAAAAGTTGTGATACACCTGCTGAATCATAAAGTGATTGTTGTGCTTCTGAAACATAATCAGTGTTTTTATCATTTCTTGATACTTTTATTGCTTCAACTGAATCAAAGGGAGAAAGCATTCCAGCAACGGCAGGGGGCATTGCATCCATAGCAAGATTAAAATAATCTTTGGCAAGATTTAATTCAATCCCAAAATTATTAGCAATCCCTGCATCTTTCAAAAATGGGATTTTAGCGACTAAGAGTAGATAATTTTCCATTTCAGAACGTGTTAGTTTTAGGGATTTATAATCTTCAATTGAATAAATCTCTTCAAACAAACCACAAAAAGGTGGAATTGGATAATCAATATTTTCATTAATTTTTATACACAAACTTTTTGATGGGTCAATTTCTTGCCATCTAAAATCCCTTGAATTAGATTGATAAAGTTTATATTTCTGTTTAAATTCATCTGAATACCTATCTAATTCTTCAGGATATTTTTTAAAATATGAAAAATCAAAACTATACGTTAAGCACCCATCTAAAATTCCAGTAATGGCACAATAATCAGAATCAAGATTCATCAAGAAATATGAATCCTTCAATTGGTATTCATAAAAATAAGAAACATCGTCCATCCAGGCACATTCACAGACTTTCAAAAACTCATGTTTAATATTCATTACTTCTAAAAAATTGGCAGTATCTATATATTTTCTTTTAACATCTTTAATTAATTTCTCAGATGGTTCAAAATCTGTCATTCCATAAGGTTCAATAATATAATCAAATGTAAGCATAGTAGCAAAATATTGGGTTAATCTTTTATAATGAGAACTTGTGTCATATAAAAACCTAGAAAGATTCCTTAATTGCTTTTCATATCTTCGTGGATTTGCTTGCCATTTTATTACATCTTCTTTGTTATAATTTTTATGAAAAGAATAATTTGCCTGTTGATTTGAATTTAAATCTCTTTTAATCAATCCTGCCAATTGAGCAAAAAGCATCTTTTGAAACTGTAAATCATCTTTACTCAATTGTTGATCAATTTTAATAATTTCTTCTTGCATATTTTCTTTCATTTCCGTCAAATAAACACCACCTTTCTTTGTGGAATATGTATTTGTTAATTTTTAAGCAATTATATTTATATTTTATTATTATCGTTTACGGATTTGGGGTTGTTTGAATTGGAATAAATCTTGGATATTGATGTTGTTGTTCCTCTTATATTCCTTGTTTTTTTTCTCTTCTAAATAAACCCAAAACAAACCATATAAAAGTGCTGAATACTTATCTTTCGGTATAGATTTTGAAACCTGCTCCACATCAGAATCATTGCCTCTTTGTTTATATTTTAGATTCATTATTTCTTCAACCATATTACTCGTAAGGATATAGGGAATTTCAGCATTAGATATTTCTTCACTATCCTCTTTAAATTTTTTCTTATTCTTTTTTTCTAAATCTTTAATACCCTCATGTGGTGTTTTTAATAATTCAACATCTAGTTTGTTAAAAACTTTCATAATATTATTTATCATATCACTATTACGTGTTTCTTTTCTTTGAGATTTTAAAGCAAACACCATAGGAATAGCATCTTCAGCTTCGTATTTTGACCATGTATCATCATAATCATTTACAACTTTATATGGGGGATTGCCATCATTTAAATCCAAAACTAATTGATCAACAACGCCTGATCCAATTCCGTTCGCATCCACAATTAAAATTCTTGCTTTATATTCTCTTACTTTTTCTTTTAAAAATTTAGCTTGCCAAGTATCATGCTGACCTTCCATAGAAAATATATTTACAATTTGTTTATGATAAGTGCCATCGCCTCTAGGAATTAATTTAATTACTACTAAAGCACATAAAGCACTTTCTTTACCTGTTGTCCTAGAAACATCATATGCTAATACATATTCAACTTTGGTTTCTCCGCTATGTTCCCACTCTGCAATAGATAAAGTCCTACACTTATTCAATTTTTCATCAGACACTAGACTATC